ATGATCGTGCGCGCACTCCAAGGCGACACGGTCGATGCGCTGTGCTGGCGCTACTACGGCCGCACCGACGGCACCGTCGAAGCCGTGCTCGAGGCGAACACCGGGCTCGCCGATCGGGGCGTCGTGCTGCCGACCGGCACGGCCGTCTACCTGCCGGCACTCGACACGGTGACGAGCACGAAGCCGCTGCTGCAACTGTTTGACTGACCCCGGAACCGCCATGGCCGAACCCAACACCACCACCGCCGCCGCGCTGTCGACCGCGATCGGGCTCGCCGGCCTCGCGCCCGGCATCGACGGCAACGCGCTGATCGGCGCGTTCACGGGCGCCGCGCTCGTCGTCGTCACGTCGAAGGAGATCGGCGCCGCGCGGCGCGCGGCCTACATGCTGATCTCGCTCGTGATGGGCTACCTCGCCGCGCCGGAAATCGTCAACGCCACGCCGATCCATTCGACCGGCGTCGCCGGGTTCTTCGCGGCCGCGCTCGTGATCGCCGTCACGCTGCAGCTGATCGAGCGGGTCAAGACCTTCGACCTGCTGTCGCTGTTCCGCAAAGGGGAATGACATGCACCTCCCGCTCGCGCTGGTCGCACTCGCCGCGCACCTCGCCGCGCTCGCGCGCGTACTCACCTACCGCCGCAACGGCGCGCGGCACCGCCGCCATGCGTCGTGGGTCGCGTGGGCGCTCGTCGCGGTGACGGGCGGCGCATCGATCGAGCTGGTGCTGCATGCGCAATCGGTGCGCTTCTTCGACGCGGCCACCGCGGTGCTGCTGGCGATGTTCGTGTACGGCACGCGCGGCAACGTCGCGCGTCTTCTGCGGAGTGAGTGAACGATGAAGACCCGCCGCCTCGGCGACCACGGCGACGACGTGGGCCTGCTGCAACGCCGGCTGATCCGCGCCGGCTATCCGGTGCAGGTGACGCACGTCTACGACGACGCGACCGAAGCCGCCGTGATCGCGCTGCAACGAAAGACCGGGCTCGTCGACGACGGGATCGCCGGCCCCAAGACCTACGCCGCGCTCGCCACCGGCCAGCGCGATCCGCAGCACCTCGGCATCGCCGACCTCGAACGCGCGGCCCGCACGCTCGCCGTCCCGCTCGCGTGCATTCGCGCGGTGAACGAAGTCGAATCGCGCGGCGCCGGCTTCCTGCCCGACGGCCGGCCGGCGATCCTGTTCGAGCGCCACGTGTTCTGGAAACGCCTGCAGGCGCGCGGCATCGATCCGGCGCCGCTCGCGGCCCGCCAGCCCGACATCGTGTCGACTGCGCGCGGCGGCTATCGCGGCGGCGTCGCCGAGTACACGCGCCTCGCCGCGGCCGAACAGACCGACGCCGGCGCGGCCTGGGAATCCGCGAGCTGGGGCGCGTTCCAGGTGATGGGCTGCCACTGGCAGCGCCTCGGCTACGCAAGCGTCGACGAGTTCGTCGCGCGCATGGAAAGCGGCGAAGCGGAACACCTCGACGCATTCGTGCGCTTCGTCGCCGCGGACAACGCGCTGCTCGCCGCGCTGCGCGCGCGCAACTGGGCCGCGTTCGCGCGCGGCTACAACGGGCCCGACTACGCGGCGAACCTGTACGACGTGAAGCTCGCGCGCGCGTACGACCGGTATGCGTCGCAGCAGCCGCTTGCGGCGGCGAGCGCCGGGCCGGACGACGACGCGGCCGCCGCATGAGCGAGCTCGCCGTGAAGCTCGCCGCGGGCCTGATCGCGCTTGCCGCCTGCGTCGCCGCCGTGCTGTACGTGCGCGCGCTGCACGCCGATCTGGCGACATCCCGACAGCAGCTCGCCGACGCACAGCAGGCGCTCGCCGCGCGTGACACCGCGATCGAGCGCCTGCAGCAGGACGCCGCCGACCGGGCCCGACAGCAGGCGCGGCTCGACCGCACGCAAACCGCGATCGCGTCGAAGCTCGATGCCGTTCGCCTTGAAAACCGGAGATTGACCGATGAAAACGCCGCGCTTCGCGCCTGGGCTGACGCTCCTTTGCCTGACGATGTTGTCCGCCTGCAAACCCATCCCGCTCTCACCGGCGCCGACGATTACGTCGAACGCGTGCCAGACGGTGAGCCCGTGCACGCTGCCGGCGCTCGCGCCGCGCACCAACGGTGATCTCGACGCGGCGCTCACGAGCGTGACGGCCGCGTGGGCGACGTGCGCGGCCCGGGTCGACATGATCGCGGCGTGCCAGGCCAGTGCACGGCCGGTCATGCAAGCCAATACGGAGGCACGCCCCCATGAATAAGCCCGACAGCCTGCGGCGCGCGCTCGTCGCCGCGGTTCCCGCGCTCGGCGCCACGCCGGACAAGCTGACCGTGCGCATCGAGCAAGGCACGATCGCCGCGACCGGAACCCTGTCCGCGTCCTTCGAATACCGGTACGTCGCGCGCGTGCTCGTCACGGATTTCACGGGCGACACGGATCCCGTATTCGTCGCGCTGGTCGACTGGGTGCGCGCGAACCAGCCCGATCTCGTGACCAACCCCGCGGCGCAGGCGAGCGGCATCGTCTTCGAGGCGATCGCGCGCGAACCGGCCGCGACCGACCTGTCGATCCGGCTCGCGTTGACGGAAAGCGTCGTCGTGACCACCGGGCCGGACGGCCAGCGCGTCGTCACGCACGTCGACGATACGCAGGTCGATGCGCACGACACGCTGACGTGGGTGGCCATGCCGCAGCGAGGCGCCGCATGACGACGTCCGCGCTCATCGACCTGTCGAGCCTGCCGGTGCCCGATGCGCTCGACGCACTCGATTTCGAAACGCTGTATGCGCGCCGCAAGGCCGCGCTGATCGCGCTCTGGCCGACGCCGGAGCAGGCGGAAATCGCCGCGACGGTGGCGCTCGAATCCGAGCCGCTCGCGCGCCTGCTGCAGGAGAACTGCTATCGCGAGCTCGTGATGCGCCAGCGCATCAACGATGCCGTGCGCGCCGTGATGCTCGCGTATGCGCAAGGCAGCGACCTCGACCAGCGCGCGGCGCTGTTCGGGATCCAGCGGCTCGTCGTCACGCCCGCCGATCCGGCCAACGACATCCCGGCCGTCTACGAGGACGACGACGCGCTGCGCCGCCGCATCCAGCTCGCGCCGCAGGGTTTCAGCGTGGCCGGCCCGTCCGCCGCGTACGAGTCGAAGGCGCTCGCCGTCGACGGCCGCCTGCTCGATGCGAAGGCCACGCGCCCGCAGCCGGGCGACGTGCTCGTCACGCTGCTGTCGCGCGACGGCGACGGCACCGCCGACGACGCGCTCTGCCGCAAGGTCGAAGCCGCGCTCGCGGCGGAGGATCAACGGCCGCTGAACGACACCGTGCTCGCGCGGCCCGCGGAGATCGTCCGCTACCGGATCCGCGCGAAAGGCTACACGCGCTCGGCGGTCGGCGCCGACGTGCTGATCGCGCAGGCGACGAAAAACGCCCGCGCGTATGCGGACAAGGTGCGCCGCCTCGGCGTCGGCGTCGCGGAATCGGCGATCAAGGGGGTCTGCCAGGCCGCCGGGCTGTCGAGGACGGAGCTGATCGAGCCGGCCGGCGACCTGCCGATCGGCCCGACCCAGGCGTCGTTCTGCGTCGACGTCGTCATCGAATACGGCGGCATCTATGTCTGAGCTGCTGCCGCCGAATGCGACGCCGCTCGAACGGCGCGCCGCGACGGCGCTCGCCGCGAGCGTCGACCTGCCGGTGCCGGTGCGCGGCTACTGGAACCCGGACGACTGCCCGGCGGCGTTGCTGCCGTATCTCGCGGCCGAGGTGTCGGTCGACGGGTGGGAGCTCGCCGAGTCGGACGACGCGCGCCGCGCGCTGATCCGCTCGGCGATCGCGCTGCACCAGAAGCGCGGCACGCCGTGGGCCATTCGCGAAGTGATCCGCCGGCTCGGCTTCGGCGAGGTGACGATCGTCGAAGGCCGGCGCGTGCGGCGTCGCGACGGTTCGGCCCGGTACAACGGCGACTACGTGCACGGCCGTGACACGGCGTGGGCGGAATACATCGTCAAGCTGTCGCGGCCGATCACGCGCGACCAGGCGGACAACCTGAAGGCGGTGCTCGAACGCTGCGCGCCGCGACGCTCGATGCTCGCGTCGCTCGACTATCGCGAGGCACCGATTCGCTACAACGGCTTCGCACGCCGCGATGGCCAGTACAACAGAGGGAGTATCAACGCATGACTGATCTGGTTGAAAGCTCGAGCTGGACGCCCGGTATTCGTCAGTTCGAAACGTCCGATCCGGTGGAGGGTGGGCCGGACGGGATCGATAACGTGCCGCTGCGGCAGCTGGCGAATCGGACGCGGTTTTTGAAGGACAGGCAGGAGGCGCACGAGGGCGCCGTCGATCCGTATCCGCAATACGCGACGAAAACGGATCTCGCGCAGAAGGTGGCGGCGCTCGTCGATCAGTCGCCCGAGGCGCTCAATACGCTCAGGGAGCTGGCGAACGCGCTCGGCAATGATCCGAGCTTCGCGACGACGGTGACGAATGCGTTGGCGCAGAAGGCGCCGATTGAGTCGCCGGTTTTTACGGGGGTGGCGAAGGGGACGACGCCGGCGCAGTTCGACAGCAGCACAAAGCTGGCGTCGACGGCGTTCGTGCAGGCATCGCTTGGCAACATGCGCGGCAGCTACACGACCTCGACCAGCGGGGTATTGGGCGCAGCACAAGCCGGCATGCAGGTGTATGTCCTGGCGCCCGGCACGACCCAGACGATCAACTTCGCGGAACTGAAGGACGGCGTGCGGATGATCGTCTACGCCAACTACACCGCTGCAGGACCGACGACGTTGGCGATCAACGGATCGGCAAAGTTTGTCGCCGTGACAAGGATGATGGACCCGACCATCACGCTGAATCCCGGTGACGCGATCTCGTTCGTCGTCGACGCGTCAAACATCAATATCGAAGTGACAACGGCGAACTTGCGGTATTCGGCTGGGTTTGGCGCAAGCCTCTCGCCCAACGGTTATCAGAAGCTGCCGAGCGGGTTGATCGTCCAGTGGGGGACCGGTATCGGGTCGGGTACAGGAACATCCGTCCAATCGGCAACTGTCACGTATCCGATTGCATTCCCTAACGCAGCCCTCTCTGTGGTTGCCAGTGCGACTGGGGCTGCGAATAGTTCCTCTGGCGGACAGCCATCGACTGGTGCTCGCTCGTGGTCGAGGACTGGATTCTCACTCTTCATGGACGTGCTCGCCTACACAACCTTTAACCAAGGCTGCGGCTACTGCTGGATTGCAACCGGATATTAATCATGGGTCAAAAACTCGCAGCATTCGACGCGCAAGGCAACATCACCGCGTTCTACGACAGCATCGACAGCCCCGCCCCGCCGGGCGTGAATGTCGCCGACATCTCCGACGACGACTGGCGTGCGTTGCTAGACGGACAGTCACACGGCAAGCGCGCAGCACTCGACGGGAACATGCGCCCCGTGCTGATCGATCCACCCGCGCCATCGCGTGAATACGTGGCGGCCTCCATGCGTAGCAAGCGCGATTCGGCAATGGATGCAACCGACTGGTTCGTGTCGCGCCACCAGGATGAAACGCTGATCGGTAACGGCACGACACTCACCGCCGCACAGTTCTCGGCGCTGATCAAATATCGTCAGGCCTTGCGGGACATCAGCGGCGCCGAAGGCTGGCCCAACGTCGATCTTCCATCGGCGCCGGATTTCGTGACCGCGATCGCTTAGTCGTCTCGTCCACCATTCCGATGACCTGAAGTCAATCCACGCGCCGCGGGATGATCCCCCGCGGCGCATGCGTCCTCGAAGCTAACGACGGCGCCCGCCCGATCCTCCCGATGTCGATGAACATCGTCGCCATCTTCAGCACTGCGATGGCGATGACGCCCTTCTACCCGACACACCGGCCGTTCTGACCAACATCGCCGCAACTCGAAGGCGCGCGCATAACAAGGCCGGCCTGCCGCACACATCCTCCAGGACCGCCATTCCGCGCGTCCCGCCGTTCAGTTCCCCACCAATGCTTGCATGAAGCGCCGGCCGTCGATCCGCACGACGAACATCGACGCGACGTAACGCACGCATCAATCGATGCCGACACGGCCAGCGTGATCATCGCGCCGCTTTGCGCATTCTTCACTGCGCCATCCCGCCACCCGATTCACGCGCCCCACTCGCCGTCGCCCCATTCGCACCCACCCCTTCCGTCCTCACCGCCACGACACACGCGATCGCTCGCCCGCCAGGCGTGCGCCCGGCACCATTGACCACATGGACGCTAACGAAACTCAACGGCAGGCACGCAACGCGGTGCGCAAGGGAACGATCCTCGCGATCGACCATGCGCGCGCGTTGTGCCGCGTCTCGGTGGGCGACCCCGACACCGACGGCGGCGGCCTGCAGACCAACTGGATTCCGTGGATCGCCTGCGCGGCCGGCACGACGCGCGACTGGCTGCCGCCGACCGTCGGCGAGCAGGTCGTCCTGCTCTGCCCGATGGGCGATCCGGCGCAGGGCGTCGCGCTGCGCGGCCTCTTTTCCGACGCGGCACCTGCGCCTGCATCGAGCCCCGACACGCACACGCGCGTCTACCCCGACGGCGCATCGATCGAATACGACCACGCCGCGCATGCGCTGAAGGCCTCGCTGCCGGCCGGCGCGACCGTGCTCGTCGTCGCGCCCGAATCGGTCGTGGTGCAGACCAAGGCCGCGACCGTGCAGGCCGAAACCATCACGCTCGATGCGCAGCAGACGACCTGCACCGGCGCGATGACGGTCAAGGGCCCGTTCGCGTTCGAAGCCGGCATGACCGGCACGGGCGGTGCGGGCGGCGGCGCCACGATGCAGATCGACGGCGCGGCCACCTTCACGCGCGAAGTGACGTCGCAAGGCATCAGCCTGCCGCATCACAAGCACCGCGAACAAGGCGATGGACAACTGGTGAGCGAACCGCAATGAAAGGCATGAACGCAAACACCGGCCGCTCGATCTCGGGCCTCGGCCACTTCTACCAGTCGATCGGCAAGATCGTGACGACGCCGCTCGCGTCGTGCGTGATGCGCCGCACGTTCGGCTCCGAGCTGCCCGACCTGATCGACGCCCCGGGCAACGGCGCGGTGCGCACGCGCCTGTACGCGGCGATCGCGACCGCGCTGATGCGCTGGGAGCCGCGCCTCACGCTCACCCGCGTCGTGCTCTCGTCCGACGACGCGGACGCGGCATCCGGCACGGTCTATCTCGACATCGAAGGCTGGACGAGCGAGAGCGGCGCGGCCGTGTCGACGCGCGTGCCGGTCGCACACGGGAGCGCGGCATGAGCGTGACCCCGATCGACCTGTCGCAGCTGCCGTCGCCCGACGTCGTCGAGACGCTCGCCTACGAAGCGCTGCTGGCCGAGCGCAAGGCGCGGCTCGTCGCGCTGTACCCGGCGGACGAACAAGCGGAGATCGCCGCCACGCTCGCGCTCGAATCGGAGCCGATGGTGCGGCTGCTGCAGGAGAACGCCTACCGCGAGCTCGTGCTGCGCCAGCGCGTGAACGACGCGGCGCGCGCGGTGATGCTCGCGTACGCAACGGGCCGCGACCTCGACAATCTCGCGGCACTGTTCGGCATCGAACGCCTGACGATCACGCCCGCCGACCCGGAGCACGACATCGAGGCCGTCATGGAAAGCGACACCGATCTGCGCGCCCGCACGCAGCTCGCGCCGCAGCGCTTCTCCGTCGCCGGCCCCGAGGGCGCATACGTGTCGCACGCGCGCAATGCGGATGGTGGCGTGCTCGACGCGTCGGCGGTCAGCCCCGCGCCGTGCGAAGTGCTCGTCACGGTGCTCGCGCGCGGCGGCGACGGCACCGCGGATCCTGCGCTGCTCAAGGCCGTGACGGCCGCGCTGCAGGCCGACGACGTGCGCCCGCTCACCGACAAGGTGACGGTGCGCGGCGCGGAGGTGCTGCGCTACGCGATCCGCGCGCGCCTGGTGTTCTTCGCCGGCCCCGATCGCGCCGTCGCGCTCGCGCAGGCCAACAAGGCGATGCGCAAGTACGCGGACGACATGCACCGGCTCGGCATGGAGGTCACGCTGGACGGCATCTACGCGGCCGCCCGCGCGGCGGGCGTGCAGAAGGTGATCCTCGAAAGCCCGCTCGCCGGCATTCCGGCGACCAGGCAGCAGGCGCCCTACTGCACCGGGATCGAGCTGATCGACGGCGGGGTGTACGGCAATGAATGACATCCTGCCGCCGAACGCGACCCGGCTCGAGCGCAAGCTCGCGGCCGTGAACGCCCGCATCGACGACGTGCGCACGCCGCTCGCGACGCTGATGAACCCCGACGCGATCCGGCTCGACCTGCTGCCGTGGCTTGCGTGGCACCTCGGCGTCGACGCGTGGAAGGGCTACTGGCCCGAGCACGTGAAGCGCGCGCGCGTCCGCGAGGCGATCCCGATCGCGCGCCGCAAGGGCACCGCCGCGGCCGTGCGCGACGTCGTCGCGACCTTCGGCGGCAACCTCGTGCTGCGCGAATGGTTCGAGCAGAACCCGCCGGGCCGGCCCGGCACGTTCGACATCGTGATGACGGTCAGCGGCCAGGAAGGCGAACCGCCGACCGCCGAATACGTCGCCGACATCCTCGCGGAAATCGACCGGACCAAGCCGGTACGGGCGCACTACACGTTCACGCAGGGCTTCGCGATGCGGGGCCGGCAACGCGTGGGCGCCGCTGCACGCGTGGCGGCCTATCGCCGCCTGAACCTCACCGACTACTGACCGCACATGGCAACCCAGATCATCATCACCGACGCCGGCCGCGCAGCGCTGGTCGCACCCGGCAACGGCGGCACCAGCGCCCACCAGGTCGTGGAAATCGGCCTGGCGAACGCGCCGTTCGTCGCCGACAAGGGGCTCGTGAAGCTGCCGAACGAGCTGAAGCGCATCACGACGTTCGGCGGCGCCAACATCGCGCCGGACACGATCCACGCGACGCTGAAGGACGACACGGCGGACCAGTACTCGCTGTACGGGTTCGGCCTCTACCTCGAGAACGGCGTGCTGCTGGCCGCCTACGGCCAGGCGACGCCGATCATGGAGAAGTCGCCGGCCGCGCTGCTGCTGCTGTCGACCGACATGCAGTTCGCGACGATCGACGCGACGCAGCTCGTGTTCGGTGATGCGTCGTTCCTGAACCCGCCGGCGACGACCGAGCGGCAGGGCGTGGTCGAGCTGGCGACGCAGGCAGAGGTGAACAACGGTGCCGACGATACGCGTGTGCTGACGCCGAAGACCGCCGCGTCTCGGTATGCTGCACTGACCGGCGCGAAGTTCACCGGCCCGGTCGTCACCGAGTTCGATGCAGGTCCGGACACCGCGCACGTCACCGTTCGCCCGCCGTCCGGCAAGACCGGCCGGGAAAGCCGCGTGCGCCTGCACGGTACGTTCGGCGGTAGCAACGCCGATACCGGCACGCGTCTGGTCGCGACGGTGCGGGCAGGCTTCGACAACGGGGCATGGGGGCGCGAATACGTCGATCTGTGGCTCAACAAGACCGCCAACGATCCCGAGACCGATGCGAACCAGGCGCGCGCCGTGCGTGTCACGTACGGCGGTCGCGTGCTGGTCGGCGACGTCAGCGATGACGGCTCGAATCTGCTCCAGGTAAGTGGCGGGGCAAAGTTCGGCTGGGCGTCGGCGGGCTATTTGGCTATCGACAATGGCGCGAGCTGGTCCACGCTATACCTCAAGAACGGTGGCAAGAATCGCTGGACGCTCGGTAAGTCGGATGCAGACGACTTCGCGGTCTCTGCATTCGCCGACGACGGCACGACGCAAAGCCGCGTGCTGGATATTTCGCGGACGACGCAGGTAGCGAACTTCACGAAGCGGCCGACCTTCGCCGGCGCAACCCCCTGGGACAGCGCAAACCTCAATCCGGCGCAGTTTGTGGCAGACGCCGTGCTGACCGCGTTGGTCGGTCAGATCGTCTTCGAACCTCGCACGACGGTACGAGCCGGCTTTCTGAAGGCGAACGGCGCGCTCGTGAACCGCGCGGACTATCCGCGTCTGTGGGCGTATGCGCAGGCGAGCGGCGCGCTCGTGTCAGAGGCTGATTGGGGGAAAAGTCGATCGGGTTGCTTCGGAATGGGGGATGGCGCAACGACTTTTCGCCTTCCGGAGCTTCGAGGCGAATTCATTCGCTGTTGGGATGACGGGCGCGGCGTCGACGGCAATCGTGAAATCGGCTCACTGCAGAACTCGGCAAACCTATCACACGCGCACGGCGCTTCGGCGTCAGCGGGGGGCGATCACGTGCACTCGGCCTGGACCGACACGCAGGGCTGGCACGGTCACCACGGATGGACTGCCGGCGTGGGCGATCACCAGCACGTCTCGCCGTGGGGTGAAAACTCGTCGGCCTACGCCCCGCCTTGGGGAACGTGGGGAGGCAACGACAAGCGTGGCTCCCAAGGCAATGACGCCGACAACACGTGGGGAATGACGAGCCCGGCCGGCAATCACAACCACGAATTCAACACGGACGGCGCCGGCAATCACGGCCACAACGTCGGCATCGGCTGGGCCGGCAATCACGCCCACAACATCACCGTCAACGCTGACGGCGCTAGCGAAGCGCGCCCCCGCAACGTCGCGCTGCTCGCCATGATCCGCGCCTATTAACCTGGATACCGAACCATGCTGATCCATCACTACAGTCAATCGACCGGCGAATACCTCAGCAGCAGCCAGGCCGATGCCGACCCGCGCAACGACCAACGCTGGCTCATCCCCGCATGGGCAACCGTCGACGCGCCGCCGCCGCGCACGCCGACCACCTGGCCGTTCTATCGCGACGACGCGTGGATCCTCCTGCCGGACTTTCGTGGCCGTGTCTGCTATCGCACCGATACCGGCGAGCCCGTCGAAATCACCGTCGCGGGCAAGACCCCCGACGAACTCGGGCTGACCACCGAGCCGCGCCCGTCGCCGCGCCACGCATGGATCAACGGCGCCTGGACCGTCCCGCCCGAGCTGATCGAGCAGGAGAAGCGCGCCGCGGCGATGGCCGAGTTCGAACGACGGCTCGAAACCGCACGCAAGGCAAACGCCGGCAAGGCCGATGCGTACGCCGCGGGCCTGCTCGACGACGAAGGCATCTACTACTTCAAGGCCTGGTCCGCGTACCAGATGGCACTCGTCTCGGCGATCCAGGCGGAGACGTTCCCGGATGCCGTGACGTGGCCCGCCACGCCGGCGCCGTACGTGCCGCCTCCGCCGGCCCCGCCTGCCGAGCCAGCCACACCCGCAGTTCCGGTCGCGGATAGCGCGGCCTGATCCGCCCGGGAATCCTCCCGTTTCTCTCACTTGACCACATAGGAGTCGCACACCATGCCGCAGGATTACCACCACGGCGTACGCGTCATCGAAATCAACGAAGGCAGCCGTCCGATCCGCACGATCTCGACGGCCGTCGTCGGCATCGTCTGCACGGCCGACGACGCCGACGCCGCCGCCTTCCCGCTCAACACGCCGGTCCTCCTGACCAACGTCGTCGCCGCGCTCGGCAAGGCCGGCAAGAAAGGCACGCTGCGCCGCACGCTCGACGCGATCGGCCGACAGACCAAGCCCGTCACGATCGTCGTGCGCGTCGCCGAAGGCAAGGACGCCGCCGAAACGAACACCAACGTGATCGGTGCCGTCACCGCCGACGGCAAGTACACCGGCATGAAGGCGCTGCTCACCGCGCAGGCGCGCTTCGGCGTCAAGCCGCGCATCCTCGCGGCGCCGGGCCTCGACACGCAGCCGGTCGCCGCCGCGTTCGCGTCGATCGCGCAATCGCTGCGCGCGTTCGCGTACGTGTCGGCCAACGGCGCCAAGACGAAGGAAGAAGCCGTTGCATATCGCAAGCAGTTCAGCCAGCGCGAAATCATGGTGATCTGGCCGGACTTCCTCGCGTGGGACGACACGACCAACTCGACCGTCGTCGTGCCGGCCACCGCGTACGCCGCGGGCCTGCGCGCGAAGATCGACAACGACACGGGCTGGCACAAGACGCTGTCGAACGTCGGCGTGAACGGCGTGACGGGCATCAGCGCGGACGTGTCGTGGGATCTGCAGGATCCGGCGACCGACGCGGGCTTCCTGAACGAGCAGGACGTCACCACGCTCGTGAACCGCAACGGCTTCCGCTTCTGGGGCTCGCGCACGTGCTCGGACGATCCGCTGTTCGCGTTCGAGAACTACACGCGCACCGCGCACGTGATCGCCGATTCGATCGCCGAGGCACAGATGACGATCATCGACGGCCCGCTCAACCCGTCGCTGCCGCGCGACATCATCGAGACCATCAACGGCAAGTTCCGTGAATGGACGTCGCAGGGCTACCTGATCGGCGGCTCGGCCTGGTACGACCCGGAGCCGAACACCACCGACGTGCTGAAGTCCGGCAAGGCGTACATCGACTACGAATACACGCCGGTGCCGCCGCTCGAAAACCTGATGCTGCGCCAGCGCATCACCGACCGCTATCTCGCCGATTTCGCCACGCGCGTCAGCGCCTGACGTCCGGCCTCACCAGGAGTCACACACAATGGGTATGCCTCGCAAACTCAAGGGATTCAACCTGTTCCAGAACGGCGAGAACTTCGTCGGCCAGGTTGTCGACGTCACGCTGCCGAAGCTCACGCGCAAGATGGAGGACTATCAGGCCGGCGGCATGAACGGCCCGATCAAGATCGACATGGGCCAGGAAGCGATCCAGATCGAATGGACCTGCGGCGGCTTCATGCGCTCGGTGCTCAGCCAGTACGCGATCACGAAGCACGACGGCGTGCTGCTGCGCTTCGCCGGCGGCTACCAGGCCGCGGATTCGACCAGCGTCGACGCGATCGAAATCATCATCAAGGGCCGTCACAGCGTGATCGACATGGGCACGGCGAAGACCAAGGACGAGAACGCGTTCAAGGTCACGACCGTCGCCAGCTACTACAAGCTGTCCGTCAACGGCGAGGACCTGATCGAGATCGACTTCATCAACATGATCGAGAAGGTCAACGGCAACGACCTGTTCTCGGCACTGCGCAAGGCGATCGGCCTGTAATCCCGCGCCCGGCCGGCTCCACCGGCCGGGCCTGAACCCGCGTCACCCCCTTCTTATCCGACAGGACCACCATGAACCCGATTCAATCCGACGACCCGGCCGTGACCGACCTGCAGGCCGCCGCACCCGCCGCCGCGAGCGCACCTGCCGCAGTGGCCGCAGCGCCCGCGCAGGACGATCCGGCCACGCATACGCTCGACACCCCGCTCGTGCGCGGCAACCAGACGATCGACGCGATCACGCTGCGCAAGCCGAAAGCGGGCGAGCTGCGCGGCGTGTCGCTGTCCGATCTCGTCAGCCTCGACGTCGCCGCGCTGTCGAAGGTGCTGCCGCGCATCAGCACGCCGATGCTCACGGAAGCCGATGTCGCGAACATCGACCCCGCCGACCTCGTGCAACTGGGGGGCATCTTCGCCGGTTTTTTGATGCCGAAGGCCGTGAAATCCCGACTGGCCTCCCAGACCGCATAGAAGACCCGATGGCAGACATCGCGACGGTGTTCGGCTGGACCCCGCCCGTGATGGATGCCTTCAGCCTGGCCGAGCTGATGGACTGGCGCGAGCGCGCACGCGTGCGCGCCGGCGCCGAATGAGCGAAACGATCGACGATGGACAACACCCTGAAACTGCGCGTCATGCTCGACATGGTCGACAACATGACGAAGCCCCTGCAAATGATCCTGACCGGCAACAAGGGGCTGGCCGACTCGCTGAAGGCAAGCCGACGCGAGCTGGATGAGATGGCGAAGACGCAGCAGCGCGTCGGCGAGTTTCGCGAGATGCGCCGCGGCCTCGCCGATACCGAAACGGCGCTCAAGGGCGCGCGCGCACGCGTCGATGCGCTCGGCCAGGCGCTGAACGCGTCCGGCCCGCCGTCGCGCCGGATGATCCAGGATTTCGAGAGCGCGCGACGCGCGGCCGCGGACCTGGCGGCCACGCACGACCGGCAGGCCGCCAGCGTGGGGCAGTTGCGCGCGCAGCTCGCCGGCGCGGGCATCGACACGCGCAACCTGTCGCGCGACGAGCGCAACCTGCGCGACACCATGGCGTCGCGCCGGTCGATGATCGACGCCGGCGTGCGCGGCTACGACGCCGAGCGCGAGCAGCGCGCCGAAGCCCGGCGCGCGCGGATCGAATCGCTGCGCGGCGTCGGCGAGAAGATGGCCGCGCGCGGCAAGGCCATCACCGGCACCGGCAAGGAGATGTTCGGCATGCTGTCCGAGCCGATCGACACCGCGAAACAGGCCGAAAGCGAGGCGCTGCGCATCCGCGCGATGGGCGCGTCGGCCGACGCGGTGAAGTTCGCGCGCGCGCAGCAGGCGTACGGCCAGTCGACCGTCGACAACCTGACCCTGATGCGCGAGGCGCTGGCGGAAGTGGGCGGCGACGAGGCGCGCGCCAAGGTCGCGATGCCGCTGCTCGCGGACATGAAGTTCGCGAACGAATCGCTGTACGGCAAGGACGAGGGAAAGAAGATCGTCGAAAAGTTCATGAGCATGATGAAGGTGATCGACCTGCGCGGCGGCACCAAGGACGAGGCGGCGTTGGGCGCCGAAGCCGACATCGTGCAGAAGATGATGACGGCGACCGGCGCCAAGGTCAGCGGCGACGAGTGGGGCAAGTTCGCCGACGAGGGCGGCGATGCCGCCAAGAAGCTGCGCACGGACGCGTTCTACTACCAGATGCAGCCGATCATCGAGAAGCTGGGCGGAAAGGCGGCCGGCCAGGGCCTCGCGGCCCTCTTCAAGAGCAAGGCGAGCGCGCCCGCCGTGCAGCAGCTGACGGCGCTCGGCCTGGTCGACCCGAAGCTCGTCGAGCACAACAAGAACGGCAAGATCACCGGGCTCAAGTCCGGCGCGCTGACGGGCAGCGACAAGCTGCAGGCGTCGCCGCTCGAATGGCTCGAAAAGGTGCTGCTGCCGAAACTCGCCGCCAAGGGGATCACCAGCCCCGAGAAGATCAAGGACACGATCGCGAAACTGTTCCCCGACCAGGCCGCCGGCAAGCTGCTCACGACGCTGTACGAGCAGAGCGCACAGATCCACGACATCGAGAAGCAGGCCGCCGCCACCGACGGCATCGGCGCGATGAAGGCGAAAGGCATGGAGTCGACGCAAGGCCGCGAGCTTGCGATGTACGCGCAGCTGCGCGACCTGAAGCTCGAGATCGGCGAGCGGGTCACGCCGATCTACAACAAGGCGCTCGACCTCACGGCAACCGCGATCGGGAAAGTCGTCGGGTTCATGCGCGAGCACCGCACGGCCGCGAACGTGATCGTCACCACGCTGACGGTGCTCGCCGGGCTGTTCGTCGCCGTCGGCACGCTCGCCAGCGTGTTCGGCACCGTGCTCGGATCGATCGCGGTGCTGCGCTTCGCGATGTCGATGGTCAGCGCGCTCAACATGATCAGGGTGGCGGTGGCGACAAATCCGCTGCTGCTTTTCTTCAGCGCGCTTGCAATGATCGCGGTCTACATCTGGCAGCACTGGGACACGCTCGGCCCGATGTTCATCGCGATATGGGAAGGGATCAAGGGCGCGTTCGGCGCGGCAGTCGACTGGATCGCCGCGAAATGGACCGCCACCGTCGAGTGGGTGACGGGCGCGGTGGGCGGCATCAGCGACTGGTTCAGCGGCCTCGGCGCCGGCTTGATGGAAATCGGCAGCGGCATGATTACCGCGCTGATCGACGGCATCACGAATCGCCTTGGCGCGCTGAAGGACACGATCGGCAACCTGGGCACCTCGGCGCTCGGCTGGCTCCGGGAAAAGCTCGGCCTGCAGGCGTCGGACGCGGCCGGCGACGGCGCGGCGGCCGGCGCCGCACGCGCCGCGCGCACCGTCGGCACGATCGCGACCGCCGCAAGCCTGGTCGGCACGCCCGCCTTCGCCGCCAACTCGCCCGCCGCCACCGGGCCGCTGGCGCGCTTCAATACGTCGCTCGACTACCACCAGCCGCTCAGGGCGCCGGCCGCCGCGAGCGCCGTGCCCGCGTCCGGCCCGGTCACCATCAACATCACGACGCCGCCGGGCGCCAACGAGCAAGACTTCGTTCGCGCGATGCGCGCCGAGATGGACCGCCGCGAACGCGAGAAGGCCATGCGCGCCGGCTCGCGCCTGTCCGATTGATTGTCCGCTGCAAGGAAAGGAAACCTGCCCATGATGATGTCGCTCAACCAGTTCGTCTTCAGCCTGGCGACCGCGCCGTACCGGGAGCTCAAGCGCCAGCGCAGCTGGAAGCACCCGACCAGCTCGCGCATCGGCGTGCGCGATGCGAGCCAGTTCGCCGGCGTCGGCAATGACACGGTCACCCTGTCCGGCTCGGTCGCGCCCGACAACGGCATCGGCGAGATCGCATCGGTCGAGGCGCTCGCGCAGATGGGCGACGTCGGCGATGCCTACGTGCTCGTCGACGGCCAGGGCTATGTCTACGGCGCGTACGTCATCGAGTCGATGGACGTGACGGGCACGTATCACACGAAGGAAGGCGTGCCGCGCAAGATCGACTTCAACCTGACGCTCAAGCGCGTCGACGACAGCGCGCTGGCCGCACCGCCGCCAGCAGAAGACGACAGCGCACCGGGCGACGCACCGCCGGCGAAGAACGACGGAGCATCCGACCGATGAGCACCTTCGACTGCAAGCCGGGCCAACACCCGACCCGCACCGGGCGCGTCCAGCCGCAGGCCGACTACCGGATCACGCTCGACGGCCGCGACCTGTCGCGCCTGATCGCGCCGAACCTGGTCAGCCTGCAGCTGACGGAATCGCGGGCCGACGAAGCCGACACGCTCGAGCTGACGGTCGACGACACGCGCAACACGTTCGCGATTCCGCTGCGCGGCGCGAACATCGATGTGTCGATCGGCTGGGTCGGCGAGCCGCTCGTCGACAAGGGCAAGTTCACCGTCGACACGGTCGAGCACACCGGCGCGCCGGACACCATCCGGATCACGGCGCGCTCGGCATCGATGACGAACGGCATGCAGGAGCGCCGCGAAAAGAGCTGGCACCAGCAGACGATCGGCGCGATCGTGCAGGCCATCGCGGCGCGCCACGGGCTGAAGACGGCCATCGACGCGACGCTCGCGCAGATCCTGATCGAGCACATCGACCAGACGCACGAATCCGACCTGTCGTTCCTGACGCGCCTCGCGAAGCGCTACGACGCCGTGATGACCGTGAAGACCCGCCACCTGCTGTTCCTGCCGATCGGCGGCGGCAAGACGGCGAGCGGCAGGCCGCTCGACGTGCTGCCGCTCACGCGCGCGAGCGGCGACCAGCACCACTACAAGATCGAGCAGCGCGACAGCTACGCGGCCGTGCGCGCGAACTACCACTCGAACGGCAAGGCGCAGCGCAAGTCGGTGGTGGTCGGCGACGAGAAGGGCAAGAACACGAAGGTGCTGCCGCAGGACTATGCGACCGAAGCGGAAGCGCGCGCGGCCGCGCAGGCCGAATTCAGGCGCATCCAGCGCCTTCAGGCGACGATGACCTACGCGCTCGCGCTCGGCCGGCCCGAGCTGTTTCCGGAGATGCCCGTCACCGTGTCGGGGTTCAAGCCGGAAATCGACGACACGCCGTGGCTCGTGAAGAAGGCGACGCACAAGTTCGCCGATACGGGCTTCACGACGGAACTCGAGCTCGAGGTGCGCGACGATTCGAAGAACAAGAAGGACAAGCAGGACAAGTCGCACCGCAAGCCGGCCGGCAAGCCCTGACGGCGCGCCGTTCGATCGGGCACGCGGGGCATTCAGGCGAGGGGGAAAGGCGCGGAAACGCGCGACTGACGTGTGGAGGGAAGAAGGGCCGGACGGAGGGCCGGCCTGCGTGGCGATTCCGGATCCGGTTCGCGTGGCTCAGCGCACGCGCAGCCGGGAGCGGACGCCGCACATCGTCGCGTAACCCGGTCGCGACGGTGCGGCTTGGTCGACGCTCAGCGCGCCTGCTGGCTCACGCTGAGATTCAGGCGCGCGTCTCGCCCGTCGTCGGGCGGCGCCAGCGTGGCGCGCGCATTGCGCAGGTTCGCCATCGCCTGCAACGCGGCCTCGAGCACCTGGCCGACCGACTGCATCGCGCAGTCGATCGCGGCATGCGCGTCGGCCCGTTCGTCGTCGGTCAGGTTCGTACGACATTGCGGCGAGAACGCCGGCGCCCCGCCTGTGTCCGCATGATGATCAGCAGGCGCCGCCGCGCCAGTCGTACTGTTGTTGTGCTGCATGTCGCTGTTCATTCTTCCGGTCTCCACAAACACAATCATCGACCGCAAGGCCGCCCGACACGACGGGGTAGCCTCGGAATTCCCACCGTCGCCAGCCTCACCGGCTTTCAGAATGCTAAACCAATACTGTATGGATATACAGTGATTGTTCGGATTTTATCCGATGTGTCAGGAGCATGTTTTCAGGATTAAGCACGCCGCGACCTGCCCGGTTCGGGCCGATGGCCGACGGGTTCCCGGCCGCTCGCCGACGCGCCGGCGAACGCGCCGGCCGCGCGCCGCGGCTACTTGCCCGATCCCTTCGCCGCCCGCTCGGCCTTCAGCCGCTCGAGCTCGGCCTTCGCGCGATCGACGTTCTCGGCGGTGCGCTGATCGAGTGCCGCACGGCGATTCTCCGGCAGGCGCTTCGCGCGCCGCGGCGTGGCCGGCTGCAGCATCGCGCCCGTGTTGATGCAGCTCGTGAGGAACGCATGCAGCGACGCCTTGCCGGCGTCGTTGAGCTGCCGGTACATCGCGAGCACGTCGGCCTCGTCGGCGTCGCGGGCGCCCTGCTCCGCGGCTGCGCCGCCGGCGGCCCGTTCGCCGGTCAGCACGTAGCCGATGTCGACGCCGATCTCGCGAACGGCCAGCAGATAGGCCGCATCCGGCGCACGTTCGTCCGACTCATATGCGGACTGCGAGCGTCTCGCGACGCCGCCTACCGTCGCAAACTCGTCCTGGCTGAGCCCGATCCGCAAGCGCTCATCCCGCAAGCGACTTCCGATATGTGCCATAAATTACCCATTAACAATTGACGAGCTGTTTTTTGCTCATTACACTGGCCTTACCGTAACGCAAGACTAACTCTCCAAAGTATACCGACCATGACCACCACCTCAGGCCCGCGCCGTTCGCCGCGCGGCACGATGTCGGACAAGCCCGTCTACGTCGGGCTGACGCCCGCCGAACGCGGCGAGCTCGAGCAGCTCGCCGCGCAGCGCAACCGCTCGATGTCGAGCATGGCGCGCGAACTGATCCGCATCGGCGCGAGCCACCTGCGCGCGATCGCCGCGCCCCGCTCGCGCACCGCACGCCGATGAACCTGCGCGCCTTCATGCCCCCCGATCCCGCACGCGCCCGCCTGCACGCCAGATCCGGTGTGCCGATTCTGCCGCGCATCCGCGCGCGTGCCCATTCGCCGATCGGCCAACGTTGCAGCGCGCCGGCACGCCCGCGCGCGGTCTCTCGCCCGGAGTAACACGAAATGCGAATCCTGAACCGCTGCCCGCACTGCCGCACGCGCGCCACCGCGCGCAGCAGCCGCGAAATGTCGCTGACCTTCCGCGAAATCACCTTCCAGTGCACCAACCCCGAGTGCGGCCACACGTACGTCGTGAACATGGAGTTCGCCCGCACGCTGTCGCCGTCCGCGATCCCGAACCTGTCGCTGCAGCTGCCGCTCTCGCCGCACGTGCGCGAGCGCATGGCCGCGCAGCTCGAGCTGCCCGTCTGACGCCGTAGGGCCGGTTCTCGCGAACGACCGGCCGCTGCAGCCCCGCTCCCTGTTGGTCCCTCGCATCGTGCCTGTGCGGCGCGAGGGATTGCTTTTGCCGTCGAAAAGGACACCGATGACCTCGACCCGCCCTGGCCGCGCGATGCGCGAGCCGATGTTTCACCGCTTCGCGCCGCGCACCGGCGCGTTCGCCGGGGAGGCGCGCACATGAACCGCCACCCCGCCCCCGCACCGCACGACGCGGCACTGCGCGCCGCCATCGAGGCGGCCGCCGACGCGCTGAGCTTCGACCACCCGGCCGACAGCGCCGCGCGGCAGTGCGCACTCGCCCGCTTCGTCGTCGCCCTCGGCGATCGCCTCGCGCTCGGCTTCCCGCACGCCGCCGCCGCGCTGCATGCGCTCGCCGCGTCGCCCGCCACCACAGGCAATCCGGTGCACGCGCTGCGCCGTCAATTCGAGCAACAGCAATAAACCCGCAACGACGATGGCCACGATCGACGAACTGAAACAGCGCATCGACCTGCACGACCTCGCCGGCCGCCTCGGCCTGCAGCGCGGCCGCGGCGGCGACAAGGCGCTCTACCACTCGCCGAAGCACGAGGACCGCAGCCCGTCCCTGTCGATCTTCGTGAACCACCCGAAGCACGGCAGCGGCTGGCGCGACCACAGCGCCGACGCCGGCGGCTCGTGCATCGACCTCGTGATGCACGCGCGCGGCGGCACCGTCGCCGACGCCGTGCGCTACCTCCATGACGCCTACGGGATCCCCGCCGACCGGCCGGCGCCGGCGGAGCGCCGCGAGAAATCGACCGTCGAATACATCGCCGACCGGTGCCTCGCCGAGCGCGACCGCGTGCGCGCGTACCTCGGCGGCCGCGGCATTGCCGACTCGGCGATCGACGCGGCGCTCGCCGCGCGCACGCTCGGCTTCAACGCATGGACGAGCCCGAAGGTCGCCGCCGGCGACGTCGGCCACGGCGGCCCGGCTGCCGCGTTCGTGGTGCGCGCGCCCGGCGACGCGCGCGTGGTCGCGGTGGACATGCGCTACGTCGACCCCGCGCTCAACGGCGGCGTAAAGACGCAGACCCAGGGCGACAAGGCCGGCTACGGCTGGACCGCCGATGCGCGCCGGCTCGAGCGCGCGAAGCGCGTGTACCTCGTCGAGAGCGCGATCAACGCGCTGTCGGTCGACACCTGCGCGCTGCCCGGCACGGCCGCGCTCGCGCTGCGCGGCCTCGCGAACGTCGACGCGATCGACTTCGCGTTCCTGCGCGGCAAGCAGGTCGTGATCTGCCTCGACAACGACGAGCCGTTCGCGGACGGCCACCCGCGCGCCGGCCGCCGCCCCGGCCCGGAAGCCGCGTGGGCCCTGTACGAGCGGCTCACCGCGCTGAACATCAGCGCGGTGCTCGTCGACCAGGCCGGCTGGCTCGCGGACCTCGCGGACGGCGAGAAGACGCGACAGCCCATCAACGACGTGAACGACTACCTGCAGCTGCGCGGCCCGGCCGAGCTGACCCGCGCGCTCGAGCAGCTCGAACCGTGGCTGATCGCGGGCCTCGCCGGCGACGCCACGCGCCGCGGCCGGCCGCGCATCTTCCTGCCGCCGCACGATTTCGCGCAGTACTGGCGCTTCCGCACGCGGCCGGATTTCACGAGCTACATCACGAAAATGGACCGCAACGAGGAATCCGGCGTCGAAACGCCCGTGATGACGGACCTGTGCGGCTTCCGCATCGCCGGCATCAGCCGCGTGTCGGTCGCGAGCGCGACGTCGACGATGACGGGCGACGCCGACCAGGCGCCCACCGTCTACTTCGCCGTCTCCGTTCAAGCGCCGCGCCACGGCGCGCAGCTGATCCGCCGCGTGATGCTCGACGACCAGCTGCATAACGTTGACCAGTGGGGCAAGTTCGGCCCGATCTGGGCGCCGGCGCCGTTCAAGCGGATGGTCAACATCCTCGAGCGCGGCGCGGATCTCGGCGCGCGCCAGGCCGCGAATTTCGTCGGGCTCGCGTGGCGCGACGGCCGGCTGATCGTCAACGAAGGCCCCGACTGCTACTTCACCGAAGCGGACAAGCAGTGCCCGTATCACAACCTGACGTTCCCGAGCGGCCCGGTCGGCGACGCGCGCCGCGTGATCACCGCGTACCAGGCGACGTTCCGGCAGAACGCCGCGACCATCCCGCTCGTGTGGGCGCTCGGCGGCCACCTGAAGGCGCTGCTCGGCTTCTGGCCGCACATCACGATCCAGGCGAACAAGGGCGCGGGCAAGTCGACGCTGATCAAGCGGCTCGAGCGCTCGCTCGCGTTCACGATGTTTTCCGGGCAGTCACTGCAGACCGAGTTCCGGCTGCTGACCAGCATCAGCCACACGAGCCACCCGGTCGGCTGGGAAGAACTGTCCGCGCGCCGGCAGGACGTGATCGACAAGGCGGTCGGGCTGCTGCAGGAGAACTACCAGTACACGGTGACGCGGCGCGGCGCCGAGATGACCGAATACCTGCTGTGCGCGCCGGTGATGCTGGCCGGCGAGGACGTGCCGGTGCGCAGCCTGCTTGGCAAGCTCGTGCGCACGACGCTGACCGGCAAGCGCGGCCCGCTGCTGCCCGACGACCTGCCGCGCTTCCCGGTGCGGCAATGGCTCGCGTTCCTCGCGGGCCTCGACCGGCGCGCGGCGCTCGAGCAGTACGCGACGCTGCGCGACAAGGCGCTGGCCCACTGCCGCGCGAGCGGCGAGGACGACGGCGCGCGGCGCATGGCCGGCAACTACGCGGCCGTCGCGCTCGCGTGGCGCTACCTGTGCGAATTCGCCGGCATGGACCCGAGCGAAGGCGACTTCCCGCGCGACCTGATCGCCGAGATGAACGGCCACGTCGCCGAGACGAGCGCCGATCGGGAGCCGTGGGTATGGATCATGGAAACGGTGCTGTCGGAGATCGACGGCGGCAACTACCAGCATCCGTACACGTTCGACACCGTCGACGGCGAGTTCTGCCTACTGCTGCGCACGGGGCACGTGATGGATCACATCGCGCACACGAGCGCGCTGCGCGACAAGTGGAACGGGCTGCCGGTGAAGTCCGACCGCGTGTTCAAGGCGCAGCTCAAGCACGCGGGCGTGGTCGTCGGCGACAAGGAGGTCGAGCGCCGCATCTATACGCGGCGCGTCGCGCACCTCGTGCCGGTGTCGCTCGAGCGCCTGGCCGCGTTCGGGCTGTACGTCGCAGTGCGCGAGGATCTCGCGACCGATGCGCGGCAAGGAGCGCGCGCATGAGCCGCGCCCGGACGATGCAGCGGCTGCGCCCGGGCGTCGATGGCCGCGGGGGCGGCGCAGGCAGCGCAAAAAACCCGTGGCTTTCGTGGGCGCGCGCTCCTAAGTGCTTGATTTCAGAAGAAAGTGCCGCCACGCGTCACTCGGTTTTCGCCACGGGTCGGGCCGTTTTTGCCACGCGTGCGGTTTCCGTGGCGAGCGCCGTCGCCCCTTCCCTTCTTCTCTCTAATTCATTGAAAAAGAAGAAGAAAGAACAGGGAGAGAGGCACGGAATCCGTCCGGCGGCCGTGCCACGGGTGATCGACGATTTGCCACGGGTCGGCGCGCCTGCCTGTTTTTCGTGCCACGGGTCGGCAACGGTATCCACGGCTGACCCGTGGCGCATCGCGGCATAGATATCCCATAAAAATCATACGGTTATGAAAGCAATGGGCCAGAACCACGAATCCACGGGTTGCGCTGCGTGTGCGCCCCCCGCGCAGGGCGCCGACGCGTCGCCGCTGCACACGATCGACCTGCTCGGCGCGGCGGCGATGCTCGGCGCCCATCCCGAGACGGTGCGCCTGAAAGCCAAAGCCGGCGCGCTGCCGGGCCGCAAGGTCGGCAAGCGCTGGATGTTCTCGACCGTCGCCCTGCAGCGCTACCTCGCCGGAGAATGGCTCCCGCGCGGCGCGCAGGGCGATCAGCAGGAGGAAGTTGAACCTTGTCGCTCTACAAACGCAAAACCAGCCCGAACTGGCAATACAAGCTGTACCCCCCTGGCGGCGGAACGCCGGTACAGGGAAGCACTGGCACCAGCAACAAGGAGCAGGCCCAGGAATTCCACGACCGCCTGAAGGTGGACCTGTGGAACCAGGCGCGGCTAGGCAGGAAGCCGCGCTACACGTGGAACGATGCGGTCGTGCGCTACGTCGGCGAGCGCGACGGGCTGCCGAGCCTGGAAACGTCGAAGACGCACCTGCGCTGGCTCGACCGGCACCTCGCCGGCGTCGCGCTGGCCGACATCGACCGCGACCGCGTCGACGCGATCGCACTGGAGAAGCGCCGCGAGCCGCTCGTGATCCGCACGAAGCGCGGGATCGTGACGACCGACCGGACCGCCAGCGCCGGCACGGTGCGCCGCGTGATCGGCGTGTTGAAGGCCGTGCTGAACGCGGCCGTCGAGTGGGAATGGCTGGACCGCGCGCCGGTGACGAAGCGCGCGAAGGTCGTGCAGAAGCGGATCCGCTGGCTGAACCAGGCGGAAGCGGAACGGCTGCTGGCCGAGTTGCCCGGCCACCTGGCCGAGATGGCGCGCTTCAGCCTCGAGACGGGGCTGCGCCGCTCGAACGTGACGGGGCTGCAGTGGTCGCAGGTCGATATCGCGCGACGCGTCGCGTGGATTCACCCGGACCAGGCGAAGGCGAAGAAGGCGATCACGGTGCCGCTGTCGGACACGGCGATCGCGGTGCTGAGCCGCCAGCGCGCGCACGAGCGTGCGCCCGGCTGCGCGGACCACGTGTTCGTGTACCAGGGCAAGCCGGTCTACCAGACCGCGACGGCCGCCTGGCGCAAGGCGCTGGCACGCGCTCGCATCCGCGATTTCCGCTGGCACGACCTGCGGCACACGTGGGCGAGCTGGCACGTGCAGCGCGGCACGCCGCTCCAGGTGCTGAAGGAGCTGGGCGGCTGGGAAACGATGGAGATGGTGCAGCGGTACGCGCACCTGTCGGCGGATCACCTGGCGCAGTGGGTCACGCCGCTGACGGCCGAGCCCGCGCCGATGCTGGCTGCAATTTAGCTGCAACGAAGGTGCCTGACGAGGGGAGGAAACCGCTGAGAGACTGACTAGACTTGGCGCGCCCGGCTGGGATCGAACCAGCAACCCCTGCCTTCGGAGGGCAGGAAGCCGTGTTCGCCATATACTGGCTACTTAAGACCCTAGCAACCTCCGCGTTCAGGCGGGCACCCTCCCTCCTGGCGCTATGAATCGCCGCGCATCTACTCTCCCGATTCACAGAGGCAAGTCATTAAGGGGAATAGAAAATTGGCGCAACACCATCGACCAACTTCCTTCGCGCACCTGTACAAAGCCAAATAAAATATATAACTTAACAAACCAAATTAAATCGGCGCCGTACCACCCTTCTTTAACAGCTTTGCCGCAACCCGATACAAATCCGGCATATCAATTCGATCATCGCGCCGCCTAAACATCACGCCAATACGCTTAAGAGATTCAAACAAATCAATTTCACTTGACGTCTTTTTTATCTCAAAAGGCGGCAAATATTTATTAGCCTTGGCATCAGTTATCATCCGACCAACTGTATCCGTGGTCTTCCACGCCCCGTACACTTCATCTTCGTCCTGAGGCAATAGCAAACCAGCCAGAGGCGCCAGCACCCCCTTAATCCAAGGAAACTCTTGATGCAACTGATCAACGCGAGTTTTTGACGCAGCTCGAAGCCCGTGCCGAATACCTTCCGGCAGAAACACTTGCTCGCTACTCGCCCCTCCACCAAAATCAGCTGCCGAAATCATGAGCCCGAGAAATGAACGAGGCGTCACCTCATCAAATGCATCCGCCAGATGCTTCAAAGGCCATTCATAAGTTTTTCCCTTTTTATACCCATGAATGCCAAGCGCCATATATGGTCCAGCCAGTTCATTCATCACTTCGATTTGCAATGCCGGCTCATTGCAAAGCTCCCACTGCCGCGAAAGAACGAGGTCTCGTGTCGGCACCTCAATCTCATGTGACTCCAATATGCTTTTGAATGCACTCTTGGCACTAGCATTAGACGTAAGTGCCAAGCGAGCATATAGCAAGCCATAGAGATCAACATGCGACCATTCCAATCGAACAGCACCCGTTCGCAGCTTTGGCAATTCAATAAATCGCAACGCATCATCATCGAGTTGATCAGGCCGCATGAACAGCTTCAGCTTTATAGCCCTATAAGCTCGCATGCTCCATACGACCTCCAATAACGCCTCTGTTAAGAGGCGTCGTCTCGACCACACCGTTGCGATCGCATCTAAGGCGTCGTAAACGATAAGAAGCGTTCGCCCAAGAGAGCGCAAACGCCGCTCATGCGTTAGCAGCAGCGCCTCTCGCGCCTCTACGTCAGTGGCTATTGCCATGAGCTCCTTAAGAGAACGAGCGGCTGCGTTCGGCCGTGCACCCTCGGCTGCGCGCAAAATAGTCGCCCACCAAAAGGCCTTCGCGGTCGACATTGACTCGTCTTTTACAAGATCGTCTAGGTATTCAACCGAAAGTCCCTCTGCTCCACCTATGTAGCCGGTGAAACCAAATTTCACAATAAGCTTATCTAAACCCAAACTCGGATACGCCAACTTGGCGGCATTTCGCGTCTTATCCTGACCGAGTACACCAGCCCAAAAACTTTTCCCGGTGCCACGTGACCCTACGACGACGGGAATGGAAGGATCGAGGGCTGCCAACTGCTTTTCCGGCGTGTACATATCCGCAAGCTTCGGAGCATACGCACCCACCGCATCATTTGAAAGATCGGGGGATATCGACGCGATCATGCGACGAATAGCCAAAGCTTGCTTAGCTGTTAGCATTTTTATTACCTCCGCGACTCCGCTCAATTACCGCATCAATCTCATCAAGAAATTCCCCATAAGCCGAGCTGTAAATTTCATCATCTAGCAACTGCCTACGTCGATCCGGGTCAAAATACATAAACCGTTCATCATGGAATATCACAAGCGGATCACTTTCTTTTACCTCATCCTCCAAACCCAAATCCTTATCTGAAATCTCGTCATCCCATGGCACATCAGAAAACGGTTCTGCCGGGGGAAGCACTTTGCCCCCCCCCTCACCGCCAGACTCAGACTTTACCCCGTATGACGCTCTATCCAACAATTGCACGCATTTCGCAACAAATTCGGCATGCTCTTTTTTACGCTTAGATGCCTTCGCATGAACAACAACAAGGCGACTCAGGAAATTATCAGAATTTGCGCCCGAATCAATTAAACGAAAAATATGAGCAAACAATGCCTGATACCCCTGAAAAGTCTGAGGCTCATTCAATCCAAACAGAAAAACACGAGTAGCCCCGAGACCTAATATGGCAGCGGGCGTGGTTTCATGCAGTCCCGCTCGCGCATCGACCAAAACCGCATCATATCGATTATCAGAGACGATGCGATCGATTAAGGCGCGAACTTGATCCAAAATAGTAGCACTGCCACCATCCGGCGCTTGGTCTTCCGTGTATGCACGCGCGATCTTAGAAAGCACATCACCTGGATTATTTAATGAATTCTTCCCAAAGGCAGGAATTACATCAATACGCCCCGCTCGATCAGCCAATGCCGATGGGCCAACGAGATCAGCCATAAACTGAGGATCAAGGCCCGATATCGCATTTTCAACAAGCGCGTCTATAACGCCGAATGCCGGAGTTGTATTGCTATCCAATAGCATGGCACCAAGGCCCGGGGCTTCCATATCCAAATCAATGATCAGGATGCGTTTCCCCTGCTTGGCTAAGTGTGCCGCCGTAACGGCCAATGCGGTCGAGCGCCCAACTCCTCCTTTGAGGCTAGCGAAAACGAAACGCGGAGGAGGCAAAGCTTGGTCTCTTGGCGTTCTCAGCCAGTCGCCACCAACCAGCCGGCGATCAACAAGCCTCACGGTTAAGTCCCCAATGGGAACAAACAGGGCCGGCTCGCCTAGCACCTTGTCGACCCCGAAATCGCCTTTACACGCCAGAAGCCGATCGGAGCGAGCGTACGCCCCCAAGTCAGCCTTAAGGGCACTCTCCAGCTTCTCGAAAACCTCTGGCTCTAATTCTGAAGCCACAAAAAATGCGAGGCGTCCTGTTACATCTCGGAGCGCCCTCCCAGATTCCAAAGCAGCTCGCCCCAAATGCCCTTCAATAACGGCCGCAAGCTTCCCTAAACTCTCATCAAAGCGCAAGGTCATGGCTAAATTACGTTCCTATTGCACCTACTACGTCCCGAGCCTGACTAGCCCAAGTCTCAATCCATTTCGACCGAATACTTTCGCTCTTCGCATAGCGCATATTCGTTGACCAATTGCTCAGGAAGGTGTCGTCGGCCGCTATCCTAACTAGCGGTGTCCCCAACCTTCCCTGCAGACTGTCTCTGAGTGCCGTCCGCAGCTCCGGGAAGTGCATATAGTACGGGTTGCCCTTCCGGTTGCTTGAATCCGGTGCTGGCCACAATTTTGACTCAATCATCATGGCCTTAACAGCGCACTCGGCCGCGATCCCGTACAGATACCCGGCGACATCAGCCCGGCCACGGGGGGTGTTCAATAATTCAGCGGCAGAGAAATGCCTTCTGGCGGCCGCCGCCATATCAGGTGGATATTGCGTCATATGCGATTCTGAGTTCTAGAGAGGTCGCCCAGCACGTCGGGCGATCGTAACACGCAAGCTCTGGCGCAGTTTCAGATAGGGTGCGCGCCCTCACGCTCGTTCACACCGGCACCATCCACCGGAAGTATCGATATTGTGCCATTCAAACAGGCAGTAGCCTCTGAACAGCGCGCCGTCCCTCATCTGGTGACAAGTGCGCGTATCGCTCTGTCACGGAGATTGATGAGTGCCCCAATAGGTCCCTGACGACGTACAGCGACACGCCTTCCATAACTAGCCACGAGGCGAACGTGTGACGCAGATCGTGGATACGGAAATTTTCGATTCCGGCGCGCGTGCATGCCGCAACAAACCCTTTTTGCAGGGTGCTGATCCGCGCTCCTGACCTAGAGGCAAACACCCAGTCAGAGCCGACACCGTGACGCTTCACCCAGTCGTGTTGATCCCTCAGCGCAGATAGCGCACCGCTGTTCAGCGGAACCAACCTACGCTTGCCGTTCTTCGTGTGCTCACATTCAAGTCGAAGGTTTGAACGCTCGAAATCCACCCGGCACCATTCAAGCGCGAGCAGCTCGCTTTTCCTGCACCCAGTGCTCAGCGCCAACCGCACAAAGTTCCGAAGATGCGGCTGCCGTGCTGTCTCCCCCGCAGCGAGGATCAGTGACGATGCTTCGCTCCGAGATATCCAGCGAACACGCGACTCACCACCATTAAGCCCAAGGCTTTGCACCGGGTTCGACAGTGAGGGACAGTCGTGCTCGGTCCTCACGAAATTGATAGCTGCCGACAATAGCTTGAGCTCGCGTTTCACTGTAGATTCACGGACGCCATCCGCAAGACGAGCCGTCACGTACCGCCGAACGTCTCCTCTCTTCAATTCACGCAAATCGCGCCCACTGAAGTGCGGTTGCAGCCGCTTTAGCGAATATTGATCTCGCTGCCTGCTGCGATGCCTCTTCTCTGCCATGTAAATTCCGATTACGTCCTCAAAGACCATTCCGAACGCCTCTGCGCCATTGATCTAGTGAATATCGGTTGAACTGCTCGGCTCTTTAATGCAATGCCCGAATCAGGCTAATTGCACGCATTTCAAACCTAATTTTCGCGCGTCGATAACCAAAATACACCGAGCTCCTGTCGCCAGAACGCCTGACACCGGTCCAGCGTCGCGCCGGCGCGCAACGCTGCTTCGAATGCAGATTTCAGCGCTTCAGCAGGATCATTCGCCGTGATGTGATCGATCGGCATGACCTCCGGGATGACGACGCCACGGCTAGTCCAATACCGCTTCTCGTTCAGCGCGTGCTCCGCAAAATCCTTCGTGATGTACTTTGCCAGGTAGGCCGCGAGCTTGTGTCGCAGCCCCTTTTCCTTGAACGGGTTTCGGACGTTGATTTGACCATTCCCGATCCCCACGATGCTTTGCCAGATCGAGCGCAGCACGCGATAATTCTGGCGCCCACGCACCGCAATGTGGAGGTGCCACGCACCGCGCTTTTGCCTCTCCGCGACGGCAACATACTGGAAGTCATACAGACCGCCGAGCCGCCGCCGCAGCTTGTCGAAATCCCGTTTCAGACGAGCTTTGTCCGTCATGTTCTCCCGGTAAGTGAGGGTGATCATTCGATCCGCCCCGATTGCCTTGCAGCGTAGCCGCACCTGCTGCTTGGCACGCTTCGCCGCATCGAGCAGGTTCGATTCGCCGTTCTCCGACTCGCCGCGCTTCGCCTTGGGCCTCGCACTCAACGACAGCGCGCCCATGTACCTGTCAAAGCGAGTCGCCGTCACCTCGACCTGCCCATCGCCAAAATTCCGGCCACGAATCACCCACTCTCTACGGAACGGCGAGAAGTCGCCTATACTTGCGTTGTGCAT